ATTGATGATTATTGGTGTATGTGCCGCTCTTGGTGTTGGTATGGGTTTAGCGGTAAAGATAATGTTGGTTATAATTTTATGGGGTGATAAGAGTGAATAGATTTAAGAATAAATTTGAGGCCATAGCATTTTACGTAGTGGTAGTGGTAACTGCTGGCGTTTGGTTGTATGCGTTTGAATTGCTGGGGTGGATATGATGAATAGATATGATTTTTTTGTGTATTGCGCATTGTTTTGCGTGTATGTTCTTGTTGGGTGGCTGACGCCGCTAGCTATGATCGGCGGGTTTGATAATAGATGGTTTAACGTCATTGCTTTTCATTCGTTTATCTTGGCTATTGTTGGGTTTCTTTTTGCGGTCAGTTACGCAGCTAGTAAATCAAAAAACTTTAGGGGTTATTAAATGAAGCTAAATAAAATATCACTACTAATTAAGTCACAAGTTAACCCGCCAAAGTCTGATAATGACCTGTACAGCGATGCCTTGTATGTGTTTATTAGTCGATTGATAGAGGGAAGTTATGCGATTAGATAGATGGTTACTCGTTATTGTTTTTTATGTGTCAGTTAATGCTATTGACTTGATTAAAATGGCGCTCGGCTTTTCAGATATGGGTAGTCAGGAGCTTAATTTATTAATTGCCTTTGTTTGCGCTTGGTGTAAGGACGGAAGTTATGAATAACTGCGAAAAGAAATTAGACGCGCTTATTGATGCGTTAGGATTTGATGTTGAAGAGGTGATTGGTGATGTGTTTATGGGGAGGTATTCAGGCCGGGACATACATGACAAACAGGTCGTTGATTACAAACTAACTAAACGAACCTACAGCAAGAAGCAATCACTTCACAGAATTGTACGCGCGTATGAAAAAGGCGATATAACAGCCGCCAAAATGATTAGGGATGTGATGTGGGCGGAGGGGCTAACAGATGAAGAAATTTAACGCAGGCGATCTATCAAAGAAGCCTTCAGAAGTATTCGAAGCCGCAAGAGTTGAGGGTGCAATTATTCAGCATAAGGATAGGCAGGGTAAAGTTGTTGAAGAGTTTGTGTTTGTGACTAAAGATAAATACATGGGTATTAATGATATAAAGGGTGATTTATGAATAAATACAAAGTGTTGTTTTTTGGGTTGCTTTTTATTGTCTATATTATTCTTGCGTGGGTGCTAGTTCCGGCAATGAAAGTGCCTGATGTTAGCTACCTTACGCACGTTGCTTTTGCTCACTTACTTGTGGTGACTGCGTACATATCTAACTCTATTGTAAATGTTTTTTTGTGGTTGTACGGCAAGGCGTTTGATAAGGGGTGGTGATTTATGAAAGTAACGCAAGATGAGATAGAGCGAGCCGCCTTTGTTATTGGCTTGATACTTATATATTTAATTAGTTAACACGAAGCCCCTTGATTGGGGTTTTTTATTGCCCGAATTTTATTTGATACCCTCGCAACACGCACCGAATTAATAACGCTCCCATTCAAAATAACCGAATTATATACAGGTATTTGCTAGTCAAGCGAATTAGTTGTAAAATAAACTTCAAAGGTTTACTCAACGCCTAAAGTTGAGGCTAAAATTCTCCGAAAGGTGCTTAAAATGTCAGATGAAAATAACGAAGGTATAGTTATGCCTGCTGTGGTTAGTGATAAACCGATTACAGAAGAAATAATCCAACCTGAAATTATCGCTGAGTCATCCCCAGCTAGTGAAGAAAATCACGAACAAAAATCAAATGGGGTTCAAGGTCGTATTAATGACTTGACGGCAAAACGATACAAAGAAGAACGACGCGCAAACGAGGCCGAACAAGAGTTAGCTACATTAAAAGCTCAGTACGCCACACAAACGCCAGCCGTTCAATCAGCGCAAGATAACGCGCCCGTATTGCCTGAAGATATATACGATGAAGAAGCTATGCGGAAATATCATACTGATAGCGCAACGTATACTAATACAGTTGCTCAGAATGCCGCTAAGTCTCAATTTGAAACCCAACAACAAGCGAGTGTGCAACAAGCTCAAAACGCGAAGCATCAAGCTAATATTGACACTTACGCATCTAACGCAACACGCGATGGTGTGGACTTTGACAAGCTAGCAATTGCCGAGCAAACGCTCAAACAAAATGGACTTAGCAAAGAATTAGGTAATTACTTATTAAGTGACCCTAACGGCGCTAAGATAGTAGAGTATCTTAATGATAACCCTGCTGAAATGCATGAAGTATTAAAGTTAGATCCCGTATCTGCTGGCATACGCATTGCCACTGAAGTTAAAGCAAAAGCTTTGTCGCAAACTCCTAAAGTATCTGGCGCGCCCGATCCTATCCCTGAAGTGACAGGTGGTGGGTATGTTGCAGTTGATGACTTCGACAAGAAATACCCTGGCGCAGTAATAATTTAACTCCTTAAGGAATACATACAATGGCTAATAATTACCAAAGCAATACAAACGAGAAGCTTTTACGTAGCTTCATTAAAGGCTTCGAGTCTAGCACTGTTTTATTAAATACAGTGTCTAAGCAATTAGTAAATGACATCGATGCTTCAACCGGCGCAGGTGCTACACCTGTTAAAATGAAACGCCCTACACAATACAAGCCTGTACGCTCTGCTGATGGTGATTTAACGTCAACAACTGCAAACCCTGTACAAGTTGGTTCTGTTTACGGCCATGTTTCAGCTAACGGTTATATCACTGTTTACGTTGAAAACACGCAAGTAGAAGAAGCGTTAGAAACCGATCAACTAGATGCATTATTGATGCCTATCGCAGAAGATATGGTTATCACGTGTGAATCTGAATTAGCGCAGTACATGACTCGTGCGGCTCAGTTACATTCAGGAACTGCTGGTGTTTCAATCGCCAAATGGTCTGATATTGCTAACGCAGGCGCTTTGTTTAAAGAAATTGGCGCTCCTGCTGGTAAAAAGTATGCGGCTATCAATTCTTTTGATGAAACAGTTTTAGCTGACTTACAAACTCAGTTAGGCGTTAACCCTGAAGTAAATCAAGCATGGAATGATGCGGTTATTAAAACTGGCTTTGCTGGTTTAAACCAAGTTATGACTACTAATAACCTTGATGAGTATGCTTCTGGTGTTCCAGGTACTGCCATTACGTTAGCGGCTACTCCGGCGGCAACCTACGTAACATATAAAGATAGCTACCAAATGTCTTTATCGTTAACGGGTTTAACTGTAACAACTGGTACACTTAAAGCTGGTCAACAATTATCATTCCCTGCATCTTCTTTATTGAATATGCGTAATGGTAAAGTAGTTCGTAAGAGTGGTACTGCTGTTCCATTTACTGCAACCGTATTAGCTGACGTTACTGCTGATGGCTCTGGTAATGCTACTGTGTTGGTTTCTGGTGCGGCTATCTTTGAAACTGACGGGGCATACAACACTGTAAGCGCCGCGTTAACTTCAGGTGATACTGTAACGGTAATTGATGGCGCTACTTCGGTAGATAAACGTCCTGCACTTGCATACTGTGAAGGTTTTGTTGGTATGGGTTCGGTCGTTCTTCCTAAGTTACACTCGATTGATTCAAATATCATCAACCATAAAGGTGTTAGTATTCGCGTTCATCGCTTCAGTGATGGCTTAGGTAACAAAAACCGTTACCGTTTTGATATCTTACCAACGTTCGCCACTTTCAATCCAAGCTGGGGCATCCAGTTGGAAGGAACTGCATAAGTTTAAAAACTTATCAATTGGTGTTATTATTAAGGGACTTTAAACAGTCCCTTTTTTTTGGAGCTAAAAATGACGAACGTTACACACATGACAATGCTTAAGTATTCAACAAATGAGCAGGGTTACTTTCAAGTAGTGACTAATTCAGATAATAAAAAAGAATTAGAGGCGCTTGGTTTTGTTGATCACATTGACAAGGTAAAGGCCCCGACTAAATCAAAAGCGCGAGCAAGTTAATATGCCTAAAAAAATAGACTTAGTTAATGGTGCTTACCAGTTAATTAGAATTAGCGGATTGACCAGCGTGGCTATCCCTGAAGAAACCATCATCGGCTTGCAAGTCTCTGATGATTTAGCGGGCGAGTTATCCACAACATTGAACACAGGTTATATACAGCCTACAGAGTACGGGCAAAGCGACCCTAATGATTACTCAGGCTTAACCGTTCAAACTGCCGGCCCATTTAAAAAACTATTAGCTATGGAGTTGGTTGATTTTTTTGGTAAGCAGATTCCTATGTCGCTTAAGGGAAATGCAGATAAGGGGCTTCGCTCATTAGAGCAATTACTCGTTAATGTATTGCCTATGCAAAACCCTGGCACTTTGCCTATCGGGTCTGGTAATGAGTGGGACTATCGCAGTGATAAATTCTACCCTGAACCTATTAGCGATGATGGCGCAGAGTACCACTACAAAACTGACGTGTTCCCGTTTTACAAAGACTGGTCACAATGGCTGGCTGGTGCGGCCACCTTAGTTAGTGTTGAGTATGACTTTGATGCTGGCGTTGTTTTATCTAATGAGATTATTGTTGATAATACATCAACGGTAACAGTTGGTTTCTCCACTGTCGGACAGTTTACTTTATGCGCCAAGGCTACCGATTCAGGCGGCAATGTTAAAAGTGTAAAAGTTATATATAACGTTATAAAGTGTAAAAATAACTACTACCCATAAGAGATAAATTAATGGCTTCAATACCGTTTATTAAAGGCGACAAAGCAGATAATAATACTGATTACCGAGACTCATTACCTGTAAATTACTATGCCGTATTGCGTAATATTTACGGTGAGCAAGGTTATATGCTCAACTACTACGGGCTATCTAGTTTCGCCACTGGTCAAGGCATTAGTCGCGGCTCTATATGGGTAGCGCGTACCACCTTTGAAGGTCAATATAGAGTGTCGGGTCAGAAGTTAATTAAGATTGAAGATAGCGGCACTGCAACTGTTCTGGGCGATATACCCGGTACGAGTCAAGCATCATTAACTTACTCACTTAATAACTTGGCTATCGTTGCTGATGGAAGGTTATATTATTACAACCCAACGGCAGGGTTTAGACAGATTACAGATACAACAGTCGGCACCCCTATCGATATTGTATGGTCAGATTTTCGGTTTATCCTTACTGATGGCGAATACTTGTATCAGTCTAAAAGCTTAAATGAAGAAGAGTACGAGCCGTTAGATTTTCAAGGGTCGGACTTTCAACCAGACCAAATATGGGGCGTCGGCCTTAATGATGATAACGAGCTAATAGCGTTCAACGAGTTAACCACTGAATACTTTGTTAATACGGGCATCAATAACACTACAGCCGTAGATCCTGTCACTGCTAACTTTTCATATTCACGCATACAATTAAAGGCGGTTAAGTCTGGTATTGTAGGGACTCACGCCAAAGCCGAACATAAAGATACTTGGTATGTACTATCAAGACGCGCAAACACTCAATACCAATTTACAATAATTCAATCGGGTTCGTCTGAGTCAATAACGAGCCGTGAAATTGAAAAGGTGCTTGCTACTTATACTGGTGATCAACTAGCAAAAACAGTTATAGAAGTATTCACCAAAGATAGCGTTACATGGATGATTGCCCACCTACCTAATGAAACACTCGCTTATAATGACACTGTCGCTAAGAAGTTCGGCATTGAATTAGCTTGGTCTATATTGAAAACTGACGTACTTGGTAATGCCACCTATCGCGGCAAGGATATGACCTATGACCCGCGTTTCAGTAAGTGGTGTATCGGTGATAAATTAGACGAGAAAATAGGCTTTCTTGATGACTCAGTGTGTACGCATTACAGCGCAATAGTTGAAGGTATGCTATATACGCCTGTTATGGATATGGAGGCGCTTTCTATTGATCAACTAAGGGTTGAAACTATCCCAGGCATATCACCAGATAATGACGCGACTGTATTTATATCTCGCTCAGAAGATTTGCGCATTAACGGCATGGAATGGACGGCAGAATACGGAACTAATCTTGACTACAATAAAAACTTTGAGGTTAGGCGTTTAGGGTATGTTCGAAACAGCGTATCATTTAGATTAAGAACGGCTTCACGGTCAAGAATGGCATTTTGCCGTCTTGATTTGCAGGCTTCATAATGGCTGAACCTAGACGGATATCAACAAGGCGAGCGGTATTAAGTTACAGTCAGATAAAGGAAATGAATCCGCAATGGACTGATTTAATGGTAAAGGATTACCAAGGGATATTACAGGATTTTGCATTTACTGCTGATGAAGTGGATGGGTTAGAGGTTATTGTTTTTGAAAACAGCAATGATATTGTTGAATTACAAGACTCTCATTACCCTAGTCTTTCAGCGCAAATGCAACAGATACAAAAACAATTAAAAGGCTTGGCAGAATTCACGATAGACACAAGCGGCTTTACAACTGATTTAAGCTTCATAACAACTGATAAGGTTATTGCCTAATGGCTCAACAAAATATAATTATAGGTACTCAAGATGCCAAGCAAGGCGATAATTTATTTACCGCTTTCACGAAAACACAAGCTAACTTTACCGAGCTTTATGCGGGGCTATCCGCACAGCCTCAAAATGTGATCGTAATAAATCAAGAGTCAGACTTTCCAACACAAGACGCGACAACTATCACTCTTGACGCAAACACACGGTTTTTTATTGGCAGTCAGTTTTCTACATCTAAATCATTTACTGTACTAACTGGCGCGGATATATCGTCAATAGGCCCATTCTCCCTATCGGTAATTTATACCGGCACAGGGGTTATGTTTAATAGCTCAGTTGCTAGTTGGTCAATGGCAGGGCTGGGGTACTCATGCACCAATGGGACTATATTTGGTTGCGCAGGCGTAGGTAATTTATTGTCTATGGTTGACTCTGTCTGTGTGTCTTCAGCTAATGTAGGGTCGTTTACAGATATCAGTCCTATAATGTCAAATAGTGGGTTTTTATCAATTACAGGGCAAGGGATAACGCTGGCCGGTTCAATAAATACCGTCTCTATAACAAGAATGCTTCATCAGTCAACTAACTCCGCACATGTGGCTGTTGATTTAGGTACGGCCACTATTGATAACTTAGAGATTAGCAACTTTGAACCTGAAGCTCCCCTGGGCTCAGTGGCAATAAAAGGGCTAGCAAATAGCGCAAACATAAACGCGAACAGACTAGCGGTGGTTAGCTTATCAACACTGAATGGCGGGGGCATGGCGGCAACATCAGGAATATTAAAGAACGATATACGATGGAATTTCACAGGAAACTCAGGAATAGGCAATACACAAAACGCAGGAGATTTATACTTAACCGGAGGAAGTGAAACGATAACAGTGGGCGGGATTGGTAATTGGTACGAAATAGGAACTCCATCAGTTGCCACTTGGGTCGGAGAGATAGCCGATAGATTTATAATTAATAGCGCGGGTTATTTGGAATATATAGGCGAAAGAGATATTGACATAGCCATAGAGGGCCGCGCCACAGTAGAGAAGTCTGGTGGTGGTTCTGATGTTTTAGAATGCCGGATAGCAAAGAATTGGACGGGAGCGACAACCGATTCAGGGCTAGAAAAAACAAGAGCACAAACACAAAACACATCACCCACAACCGTACCTACAGGCGGGCTGGTTTCAGCATCTACAGGCGATAATTTTAGGGTGATATTCGCAAACTTAACAAGTACATCGAATATTATAGCAACAGTAACCAGCTTAGAGGCGTCAGGCTAATGGCAACCAAACAAATAGTTGATAACTTTAAAAACACCACAGTAGACACGGTGCAAGTTGCATTTACCGCTACACTCCCTGTTGTTATAGAGGCGTTCACGGCAACCAACAATTCTACAGTTAACGCTAGCTATAAAGCTTACATTGTATCTGCTTCAGGAGTTGAACAGCCACAAGTACCCTTTACTGTAATCGTGTGGGGTGATAATGATTTTGGTCAAGGACTAGCTAATCAAGTCATTCCTGCTGGTGGTTATTTAAAAGTAGAATCATCAGCTTTAGACTCTATATACTTTACTGTTTCTGGTAGAGAAGTTACGGGTTAAGTTACGTGATATAATAAACAAAACAAAGAGAGGGTAGTACAATGGGACTTTTTGACTTTACTAAGAACTTTAGAACGGGACGTACAGCGGCAGGGAAAGCGGCTGATGCGGCATCGGCTCAAGCTACTGACTTGGGTAACCAGACGTTAAACGAACAACAGGCGTTAAAAAAACAGATAGGCGGAATATATCAGCCTATGATGGATGCTGGTGGGTCTGCTTTCAATGATTTGTCTGGATATTATGCCGGCGATCAACAACCCATATTAAATCAAGCTATGTCATCCCCGTACATGAGTCAGTTAATTGACACTGGCGAACAGGCTATTGCTAGAAACGCACAAGCAACCGGCGGCTTTAGGTCTGGTTCGACTAAAGAAAACTTAGCGGGTAATAGTCAAAATGTATTGATGAGTCTTGTTAACCAAGTATTACAAGGCAAGCAAGGTATCGCTAATGCAGGCATGGGCGCTACTGACGCTTATGGAAATGCTATGCAGAATATACAAGCAGGCGTTGGTGCTACTCGCGGAAACATTGCTAATATTGATATCGCTAATGCGGCACAAAAAACAAATACAGCGGCAGGAATGACCAATATGTACGGGAGCATTATCGGTGGTGCGGCTTCTGGTGGTGCGGCTGCATTAATGAGTGATGCTAGGCTCAAGAAGAATGTAGTTAAAGTTGATGAAAAGCACGACCTCCCTTGGTACACATGGGACTGGAACGAACTTGCCGAGGATATAGGTTTAACTGGTGTTAGTGAGGGTCATATAGCACAAGAAGTGCAAGAGGTTCGCCCTGATTTAGTTACAACTAAAAACGGTTACTTAGCAATTAATTACGGAGGTTTTTAGTATGACTGGTTTTAAAGTTAATATGTCCCCATTGGTAAACAGCTCTATAAATATGGGCAATGCTTACCGAGGAATTGGGCAACAATTAGGGGGTGCAATTCAAAACGCGGGGGAGATGTACGCGCAAAAGCAACAGCAAGAGCAAGACCTATTACTTCAACAGCAATCTCAACAACAGCAACAAGGCGCACAGGCGGCACTTAATGACTTGTCATCAAGAGCTATGCAGGGTGATCCTGAAGCTTTCCAGCAATTAATGACACAAAGCCCACAAGATGCTCAAAAGGTCGCTCAGTATTTACAGCAACAGCAACAGGGGCAGAATGCACAGGATGATAGATTCACATCTAAAATGGCACAGGAAACAGCAGGATTTGTTGAGCAACTGCACCTCGCGCCAGTGGAGCAACAAGAGGCGATGTTTAACGCCGCCGTTGGTGATGACCGTTATGATATTGATGAAGAAGATCGCGCACACTTCATGGACCCGAACGCTAGAAAGGCTTTGGTTTCACAGGTGAAGGGTGAGGATTATTCCAATACATTCTTTGGTGGTGGTGAAAATGACTTTGATGTTCAATCGTCAAAAATACTAGAGGACGGTTCTATTGTTGCAATTTCTAACGCTGGAGTTAGACAGGTTACCTCGCCAACAGGGGAGATAATAACAGGGGAAGCCGCAAAAGAAGCGGTTAAGAACTCTAACAAGCTATCACATCAAAGAAAGGTTGAGCTTAAAAGATTAGACCAAACAATTAAAAAATCACAACTTGATGATAGCTTACTTAATGACCAGCAAAAAGGCATACAAAGAAGCAACATACAAAGATTATCTACCTTGTCAAATACATCATCAGGTAGAGAGTCTGCAATTAAGAAAGCAACAAAATTTAAAGGCGCACTATCAAGCGGTGAGGCGCTATCTGGCGCAGGAAGAAAGGCGGCAACTTATGTCCCTGGTGTATTTACTAGCCAAGGGCAGTTCGATGAAGAGTTTAATGCTTTCTCTGAAGTGGCGGCAAGACAACAACTTAAAGCTTCTGGCGAGACTAGGCCGACGGATGCTGATGTTCAAGGTATGAAGCAAGCTATGTTCGGCATAGGAAGGGATGAAAAGGTAAACGTCCAACTTCTTGAGGATTTTATTGCTGACCAAATAAAACAAAATGAAGAGTTAGATCAACTTATAGGTGCTGGACACTCTGGTGATTTAAGTAACTTTACTTATTTGCCGGGTGTTGACGATCAACCTAAAAGCAATGACGAAACAAGGGCGGCAGTAAACCAAGACAACCAAGCTTTACAATGGGCACAAGCAAACCATAACGACCCTCGTGCGGCTCAAATAATGCAGAAGTTACAAGGAAATCAATAATGGCTGAATTTAATCCAGATAGTTATTTGAACAACGCTTTAGCTGATGAGCCGTTTAACCCTGATTCATACTTAAGCACTAGCGCTGTGCAGACATCTCCTACGCAAGGGTTGGATATGTCTGACGTTCCTCGCGGAGATAACTACACACCTACAGCAGAAGAAGCCGCATGGGATGCCGAGTTAAAAGCAAAGCGAGAGGCTAAACGTAACCGTAGCTTTGGTGATATTGCTGAAGGAGTGGGAGAGGCGGCTTTAACTATCGGTACTGGTGCAACTACTGGCGCTTTGGGCTTCTTAGGTGGCTCAATAGAGGCCGCAATAGGTAAATTAACCGGTGGATTAACTGAAAAAGAGGCTATTAAGCTAGTTCAAGAACGCTCTGGTGGGATGACTAACATGCCTGAAAGCGAAGCGGGTCAAGAGTATGTGAAATGGATAGGTGATAAACTTGGTGCCTTGCCCCCTGTGCTTGGAACTCCTGCCGCAACGGGTTTAAAGGGTGTTGGTCGCGTAACCCCCACAAGTAGAGTGGCTGAGGCCGCCGACCTAAAGTCATTTGTATCACAAGGATTTGAGCCAAAACAATTTAAGTGGAGTAAGACGTTTAGTGGCGCACAAAAGAAAGAGCAATTAAACAAGGCGCTATCCTCTGGTGACAAAGAAAGCTTGTCTGCCATGATTGATGCTGACCCAGAATTCTTTAAGGCAATGAAGGAGCTAGACGTTAAAGAAAAAGGACTACCATCAGCATCAAGCAAGAATAGGCAGTACCAAGAAACCGAGCAAGCGCTTAAGAAAATACCCGGTTCAGACTTATCCAAGAAAGAGTTTGATCAAGTGTCTGAGTTACAAAAAATATCTGACGACTTAATAACTGAGTTTGGCGGCACAACGGATAAATCAGCACTATCTATGGATCTACTTAGGGATTCGGACAAAGCTATTGACAACTTAAGCGTAGCAACGGAAGCCGCCTATACCAATATTGGTGACAACATACCAAAGCAAACACTTTCAACAATGGATAGTATTGGTGGTTACGTTAAAACTGAGCTAGAAAACCTCGGTGGTGATAAGTCACAGCTTAGCTCACTGGAAAAAAGATTGCTGGCAATGTCTGAAAATGGCGCGACATATCACGCGATAGATAAAATACGCAAAGAAGTAGGCAACACACTAGGTAAGAAAAGCATGAAATATGCTGATGAAGATACCGGTGCGCTTAATCGTATATACGCAAAACTTACTGACGATCAAGAAGTGGTTGCTAACGAGTTCGGCATGGGGGACGCATGGGCAGGAGCTAAAGATTTAGTTATTATGCGCAAAGAGCTGGAAGATAACTCTATTAAAATGTTTGGCAAAAACTTATCTGAAGCGTTCATGCCTAAAATGGGGTTGGCTATGAAAAAACTAACTGACGGAGATTACAAAAAATTTAATGAGCTAATGGAGTCAGTGCCAGCAAACAAAAAGGAAGAGGTAATCGTTTCGGCACTTAATGACGTTTTTACTATGGGCAGTAGAAAGGAGAAGCAATTAAATATTGCCGGCTATGCTGACTGGATGAACGGATTAAATAAAAAACCAAGACTTAAAAAAGAAATATATAACCAGCTACCAAAAGGGTTAGGAAAAAAACTTGACGCTATGGGCAAGGTAACAAACGGAATAAGAAACGCACAATCGGCCGCCCCTGTTGGTGGTCAAGTAATGGCTAGCTCTAAAGTATTAGACAAGGTTGTTAATGGCGTAGCTAGTAGGTTTTTAACGCGGCTTCCAGGTGTTATAGGGGATTTAGCAACCGTTGGCCTAGATAAAAGCAAAAGTAAAAATATAGATGCCGCCATGGCTGTTCTTGGTGATCCTGATTTTGTTGCTAATATTAGCGCACTAGCAAAAGGGCAGGCTAAAAAGGCGGCGATGTTAGAGAAAAGATTGATGAACAAGAAAACGTTTAAACACTTTGCTTCAACTCTTTCACCAAAAGAAGCTAAAGCAATAGGTGTTCTTGGCCTAACGTCATGGCTTGCTAGGTCAGACGAAAAGCAGGACGATACCAGCGCCCCATAATAAATCACGCAATGATTTTTGACTGTCACCGATTATCATTGCGACTACTATGGTTATAATTCCAAACATAAAAACCCTTGATTAAAATAGTATAAACAGAGTTTAGCAATAAACGTTAAATAAACCAAAACACCATAAACTAAATCAAAAAGGTGAATACAATGAGCATAATTAACTTCCCAATACTTTACGTCCCAGACCCGCTAAAAGGCCGTCCGTTATTTTCTGGTCAAATATTTGTAGGCGAACCGGATACCGACCCAGAGATCATCATCAACCAAAAGCAATTAAACATCGTGCAAGAAGATGGGACGATTGTGGCCGTTCCTCAGCCGTTTATATTAAGCGCTGGCGGTGTGCCTATTTACAACGGGTCAACCGTTCGCCTTGATGTTGATGGAAATTACTCGTTAAAAATACTTGATAGACTAGGCGCACAAACCTATTACATTGATAATGTGTATGAAGGGGAGCCGGTGCTTGTTGGGGACTTACCTGCGCTAGTTGATCCGATAGTTGAAGACCTATTAATAAACGACCTATCACAAGCTTATGAGTTTGCAACGGTGGCGTTAATGAAGGCTAGTCTGGTTGTATTTCCTGCTGGCAAGACTATCTCTTGGGGATATTACGCCTCTGGTGATGATGGCTCTAACTCAGGGGTAGTTAAATCGGGCGCTCATACTGAGGATTTAGGTTCAATCTTTACACTTGCTGATGGTCAGTACGTAGAAGCGAGAGATTCTGGTTCTAGGGTTCCTGAGCAATGGGGCGTCGTCGGTAATGACGGACTTGCTGGCGTTAACAACAAAACTAGATGGGACGCTATGGCGTTGTTTATAGCGACCAATGGCGGCGCGGTGTCTTTAAGTGCTAAAGGTTATTATTTCACTGGTGAGATAGACCCGACGGTTAATGGGCAGACCAACGGTATAAAATGGGTAGGACCAGGCTCTTTAGGTTGCGAGCTTATATTTTCATCTTATGTAAGTGGGCAGGTTTCAGGTATAGAGCTAGGGCTTAACGCCTCTAACGTTCATTTTGAAGGGTTCACGGTTAGGGGTGCGGGTAGCGGTGTGTTAAATGACGCATCAGCTACTTTGAATGGCCTGAATGATATAGCAACAAGTAACTCTCCCGGATTTTACGCTAAAGATGTCGCATTTAGGGACTGGTCTGGTGATGGTGGGGTTCTTAATAGATGGTTTCAACAAAGATGGATTGGTTGTTATGGTCGTGACAATGGGGGTTGGGGTATTGTTAGTGATGGGGACCAGGCGCCATACTTCTCCTCTGGTGGTGGTCAGTTCTTTAGAGAGAATGGCACAGGCGGCCTTTGGATTAAAAAAGGCGACGCATTCGTCCAAGACTTCAATGGAGAGAATGAGGACATAGCCATTAAACTAGGGGTGGATTCAGATAAGCGTGCAACATTGACAATGATAGGTGGAAACCTTGAAAGGCTTAATGTAAATGCTACAGGGATATATGTATCAGAGTTTTCACAGATTTTAGACATAAAAGGAGGGACGGTACAAGGGACAGAGACAGCGGCTAGTACCTCTCTATATGCTTTATATTTTGAAAAGTTAAACGGTTATAATAAATTAGAAGATTTTACCCCTACATGGTTTTCAGGAAGTAACGGTGATGGTTTTGCTAATTCGATATACATAGCAGCGGCAGAATCAAGCGCAGTGCTTGAAATAACAGTATCAAGAGATAACCCCGTACCAGTGGCAGCTGGAACTATCCCTTATGTAACAGGGCCTAGTGCAGATAAAGCAAAATGTGTTAGGGCGAATGAATTTTGTGATGACCCTATAGAGGCACTTGCTGGTGTTAAAAGCTCTAAAGCCGATAGAGATATTGAGGTTTTCTGGACTCAATCTATCGACGGTTCCACCATAGATCTAAGAACTACACCCGCTGATATTGTGCCTATTTACATTGTAAATTGTGATGGGGGTGCTGTAACCCTTCAGCTACCAGATGGGGCAGACGCATCAACAGACAACATGAACTTTAAGATTATGAAGATAGATAATGCATTTAACTTAACGCTTGATACGCTGGGTACGCAAAAAGTGAACGGAGTAGATAACCCTGTACTAACTACGCAATATGAACTATATGAGATATTCAAACCAAGTCTAGGCACTAACTTTTTTAACTTGAATGTATAGATAATAAAAAGGGCTTGACGGCCCTTTTTTTAAATCAACAATATGGCAATGGTATCTCTGAATTACACTCGCATTCAAAACAGTACTCAACATACCATGCTGGATAATTCATTTTATACCCCGTTATTTAGTTTAATTATTTTATCTTTAAAATACGCCTCAATATCTCGATAATCATCAGCGGTAAGTTTTATCTTATTGCTCCTGTTGTCATCGAGGTATTTAACTCTTTCAGCGCCTATTCGCTCAATTAAGTTTCTCCTGTAAAAGCCAGAGTCACCACCTTTAAACGTATTGCATGATTCTTTTTGCCCGTGAATATTATCCTCATTAAATCGTATAAATGAAAAGTTGCCTGACTCCCAAAAATGACCAGCATGGAACGAATCACCCAAAGGCTCCCCGCAACAAATACAGGGCTTACCTTTATCCCTAATGCGAATATATAGGTGACAGACTTCTTTAGCCGCACGTTTGCGCGTTGGCAACTTATTGGCGTTGTACTCCTTCTTTTTAACTGCGAACTCTGCATCAATCCGCTTGACCGTCTTTTTCTTTAACTCGATAGGCTTCTTTGTTGCGTAATTATATCGACAATCATTATCACAAAAGAAACCTATTGGAGCGACAATGCCCTTGTCAGCTTCCTTGTATTTTTTGCATGACGTACAGCGCCTTTTTTTATTTGCCATTTAAACGATCGTCAACTATCAACACAATTTCAGCTAATGTAAACGCCTCGTAGTTATCGCCTAAAAATAAATCATCTTCAATTTCAATTTTAAACTGTTCTTCAATACGCATCAGAATCTCAATGGTATCTATCGAGTCGCAACCTAAATCATTTACGAACGCCTTATTTAACGTTACTTCCTTGCTTGATAAATCCATGTGATTCTTTACGGTGCTTATTACTCTTTTTTCTGTATCGGTTAATTTATTCACCTTTAACGCCTCCAGGTTAGTGATAATCGTTTTAAATTCAGGCATTCATACTCACCAATAAAATACGAGTCAACACCGCCGCCCGAATATGTTTACCATTAATCGCTTGATTCCATATCCAACTTTCACGCGAGTAGCTTCTGATTGTGCATCTTGTTTTATTCATGATCACCCCTGCTTTTGTGTAAAATATTTAAACTCTTTTTCTAAGAATTCATCTATTTTTATACAAGTTAGTGCATGAACCGTATCGGTCTTAGATATTGAGGTTGTTACACCGTCAAGTATTCCGCACATTTTTACCGTTTGAGCTTCCAGCTTTGCTACCTTTACCTTTTCAGTGTCAAGTAACCTTTGAAACTCCTCAAGCTGATTTACTACTGATTCTTTCGGTATAGTATCGACAAATATACCTAACCATAACTGCAAATTTTCATGTAGTGCTGTATTCATCACTCACCCCTTATTAGTTTATAAATTAATTTTGAGCATTTAACGCATCTAAATACCCACGCACCCATTCAACATGTTCATTTGAGCCTGCCGAGTATGGGTTATCATTGAGCTCAAAGTCAGCATAGTAGTTTTCGTCACCACGTTGATATGGGCTACTTATGCGGTCTATCGTCATCTTCAACACTCCCATTCAATTAATTACCGAAGCTCTGCGGTTGCATACCAACCAACACTAAGAACCTCATCACAGCTATCGTTTGTGCATTCAATATCAACAGAATCACACGCATAATTTGATAAATCCTCGTTATCCAAGTCTATAACCTTGTCACATTTAGGGCATTCTATTTGCATTTTATTTCCTCATTCAATTAATACACACGCTATAGCTATTTATTGCGTAACTCTATTTTTATCCAGAAATTCAAGCCATTTATTCAGAACGTAAAATCTATTTTGATGCCCGCCCATCCAGCCATCAGGCATTTTACCGTCAAACTTTGGCTTGATATCCTTATTGGGGCTAACTTTAATTCTAATCTTTTCCATTTATTACCCCCCTCCCATTGCGTAACTCTGCTAGCTTAGCTTTTAAAATAACGTGTTCGGAGTCTGTTAAATAAAACTCCCGCTTTAACCGGCCTAGCTCTTTTTGTCTAAGTCGGTATTGTTTAACTCTTTCCTTGCTCATTATGGGCTTACCGGGTAACCGTTTTTAGCTAAACAAAACAAACTACAAATTAAATCTTTTCTTGTTTCGTAAATGAACTTGCCAGACCATGTTTTGAATTTTGTTTTTTTGTACCTTAACGTTAAGTTGCTTTCTAATTTTACATCAAACCCTTTATTGCTTGCTTGATTTATAAATCTATCGGTTAATTTGCTCATTTGATTATCTCTTTGTTAAGTTGATATAAGGAGTATGAACTAAGGTTACATGTAACGCAAGTGTTATAGTCAATTAATTTGTCGCTCCATTAAATCCCGATAATCACACTTGGCAGGTATTCTTATTGTGCATCCTATCCCTTGCGCAAAATCCAATATATGCGTTGTATAGTGGTATGATTCGCCCTTATCCAAGCCGCTAGTGCTTTTTAATGTTTCTTTGATAGTAATCTCGCCCGTATGAACGTTTGTGCATTCTGTTTGCTCCCAGCCAAGAAAGTTGTTTTTCATTTCAAACTTAACCTTTTTTGGCGTCCAACCCTTGCGGCCCTTGCTTATCAGATATTTTGACAGCTCGGTGTATACAGAATGTTGTAATGCGTTCTGCGACAACGACCGCTTTTCTCGCCACTCAACAATAGTTACCCGCCAGCTTTTACCGGTAGCAACCATTCGTCCAATTTCAACAGCTAAAGACGCAATATTGGTCGCGCATAATTTAAAGTCTTTCATTCATCCCACCACAAATACAAAACACCGCCGCCCGTCAATATCACAAAGTAGGCGGCTATTAAAATACACGACAATTAAAACGCTCCAAGTTTCTCAAATATATGTCCAACTTCTTCTTCTAAAAAATCACGGCACACCGGAGAGGCTACCCATCCAACCCCGGTAACATTCACATTTAACGCCTTTTGCCTGGCTACAAACGCCTGGTGCTTCACGTTTAAATCAGCAACAATATTTCGCTGATATTCACGGCTGTTTTTATGCTCAAGCTCTGCCAGTTCCATTTTTATAGTAGCCAATCCTTTTTCAATGCAGAATATACAAAGCATTACACTCCACTTATACGGGTACATCTGAAGCGCATCGGCTAATTTAGGCGTAACCTTTAACAACTCACCTTGAAGATTAACCGGCTCAGGTTGTTGGTCGTGGTCGTTATCATTAACAAAATACGATACCGCCACATTTCGCAAGTGCTTTTCATTCTCAAGCACCGCCATTCGTAAAGGGTTATGTTTTTTATTGCGCTTACTCATTAACAATTCCATCTTATATCTAAGCTTCGCTCTAGTTTACGATCTTCCAGTATCACATCTATTCTGCGCCTGCTATCAGTATGGATAACCTGTACCGGTAAATCTTTGGTGCTTATAAATACGGGGCTGGTTGTTTTATCCTGGCAGTCATTACAATGTAAAGCGCTTGCCTTTTCAGCAGTAGCTTTATACTCGCCACAATTACCACAGAAGAATATCCCCACCTCTAAAGTCGATTTCTTTTTGGCCCTGACTTTATCGTCAGCAAATTTATGTATGTTAGCCAGTAACCATTTATTCATCACCGGAAGCTCGTAATGCTTAGTAGCATTTTTAATAAACGATGAGTGTATATTATTATCGTGACGAACCAGACTTCTGAGCTGTTGCACGTTCAGGTCGTTATTGTTGGCGAATTGGCGAATCGTTACGTGTCCGTTATCTATAAATGCGTTATGTATATTTTTCATGTTATAATCCTATTACTAATGTGGTTGTTAGTTATCCGTTAATGAAAGGTTAACGGTTTATTCTAGTTACGCTTAGTATTGATTCCTCTGTAAACTTAAAGCAGGCGGTTATGTGTTCGCCTAGCTGTTTATCATTATCTATATGAACGGTATACACTCGGCCGTCATTTGATTGCTTTACTATTATGTATTTACAATTGATACCTAAGTTCATCTTTCTACCCCTGTTTAATTAATCTATTCGTCAATCTCATAATCAGCTCTAAATGGCGTATGTGAGTTAACGTGCTTTAAAAATAATGTTTCTGTTAATATTTCTATTGATGACTTTCCGTATTTATTGCCGTCAGGATCAACTTTTGACTTCTTAAATACCACTCTATCAATAAGTCCTTTAGGTAATTTAACTATAGACATTACCTCGTATTGAATTTTACCCTCACCATTAGCAGTAAAAAACCTAGTACAGTTATTTTCTGATCCGTCATCCTCTTCTGTTAGTTTACATCCAGAAGCCCAATTTTCGTAAAACTCAGGCTCGTACCTGCTACCTTGAATGGTTTCATACATATAAAACGGCCAAGCCATTGAATACTTTTTACCAACCGTTAACTCTTCCATCTTTCTACCCCTGTTTAATTAATAAATCCCAAAATACATCATCTACCGACTTACCGCCGATGATGCTTGAATACTCCCCATCCGCGTTATACTGATTAAAATACCGCTGTGCTTCACGTTGAACTCTTGATACACACCGACTGCTAACAGTCCATAAACCCAACTTGCATGATATTGTTGTACGTCCATGGCTTATTGATATATTAGTGCACGCTTTATATTCGGTTAAAGAATTCATAAGCCACCCATTTAATTCTTATAAACTATTGCGCTAATCTGTGTTTTAGTCATGTAAATGTCACAACCCATTTTTTCGTTATCTATCGAGCCTGTATAAGTGAAGTACGTCTTGTGATTTAACTCTTTATATTGCTGAACACATTTACAGGCGTATTTCAATTGATTATCGGTCATCGGTTGCTCTTGCCGCTTTGGTGTTCTAATTGCTATTTTCATTTTCATTTCTCCATTGCGTTGTTAATTAAATAAGATAAAGGTCTTCAATCACCTTGCCCTCATAACCTACCGTAATCGGTTCGTCGTGCATGTCTATAACCTGAGTAAGCCCCATCACATCAATAGTTAAAAGCCCACAACTTAGCTCAACATGTACAACTGGAAATCCCTTACAGTAAATTACATCATCAATTTTTAACCATTTTTCATTTCCTGTAAGTACATCCATTTCATTTCTCCATTGCGTTGTTAATTGATGCTCTAAACTATTGTGAATAAATGCCTTGGTATTACGTGATCATCATCTGTCATTTCAAAATAATCTTTCTCAGGGTTTTCGTGCGGGTATTCGTAAACTTGTACAAAATCATTTCTAGCCATGCGATCTAAAAAATTATCCATAGCCTCTGTGTGTTTAAATTCTGGGTCGTAACCCTTTAGCCATTCAAAATATTTCACTCTAAAATGATCTACAGGCTTTACTGTAAAATAATTATGATCTATTACCCATTGGCTTTGCGGTGCGTCACTCATTTTAACTCTCTCTTTAGTTGATTGCGTTGTTAATTAAATACTTTGCGAGGGCTTTGCACTGTACTGCTCCGTTGTGGCGAATCCACCATTGAGGGTAAATACCTAAAAATATAGCGTCATCAAAGTTACTATCTCCGTGTTCCTTTTTTTCTGTGTACCGAATAAAGTGCCCGTTTACAAAAACTTCATTTACATGTGCCTTTTCTGGGTTCCCGTCGAGATCAGGTATAGGGAACTCTTTAATTAATTCATCCTGTTGCTTACTGTAAAAGTATTTGTATGGTTTCATTTCAATTCTCTTTAGTTGATTGCGTTGTTGATGAGGTAATAATAATATATAAACACTTGCATGTATACAAGTATTTTAATATAATCAATCTAAGTTAATAAATAGGAGTAAATATGAAAACGTACAAGAGTGCATTTGAGTTAGTAGAAGATAACCCTGCAAAGGTGAGATTACTTAAGGCTAAGTCTGACTTAATGAATGAGGTGATTGATCTAATCAACTATAAAATTAACAGTTGTGATTACACGCAAAAAGATGTGGCTGTAATGCTAGGAGTTACACAGCCGAGAATAAGTAGACTGTTAAGTGGTGGATTTAGTGAGTTTTCAATAGACATGCTAACTCAATTTAAGTTCGGACTAGAATAGCAGGCATAAAAAAGGCGCTCCGTAAAAGCACCTAATTAATATCAACATAGGAATTATAACAGTGCATTATTTTCAATTCAACATAGGAGACTATGCGAGTCATACAAGCAGATTAACCCCGCTTGAAGATTTAGCGTATAGACGAATGCTTGACTTGTATTATTTAAATGAACAGCCGTTGAACGGATGCTTAACAGACGTTGCACGTGAGTTGGGATTATCTGAACACGTGAATGAAGTTGAGTATGTTTTAAGTAAATTCTTTACTGAAACTGAAACAGGTTTTTCACAAAAAAGAATTGATTTAGAAATCAAAAAATACAAATCTAACGCAAAAAATAAAAGTAAGGCTGGCAAGGCTTCCGCGAAAGCTAGAGCTACAAAGGCTTCAAAGGAAGTAACAGGTGTTGAACAGGTGTTGAACGCATCGGCAACAAACGTTGAACTAAACATAAACCATAAACCAATAACCAATAACCAAGAACCATTAAACAGTTTAGTAACTAAAGATATAGTCGCTAAGGCTCCAAAGTTTAATTTCAAAACTGAGTTATTAGCGTTAGGTGTTGATCCTGAAATTCTTGAAGATTGGCTAACTGTTCGTAAAAAGAAAAAGGCTAGCAATACAAAAACAGCCTTAAGAGGTTTGATCGCTGAAATAACAAAATCAGGATTGATGATCAACGATGCTATCGAATATGCCGCAAGTAAAAGTTGGTCAGGATTTAAAGCGGATTGGTATTTCAATGAAAACCCAATAAACACAGTTAAGCAGTATTCAGATACTACAGCTAAAAACCTTAAAAACTTAGAAGGGGAATGGTAATGATTGAGTCGGACAAAGTAGATTTTAAAATTTTAATGGTCGGAGTTGGCGAGCTATACAACAAAGAAATCACAAAGCCTTTAATGCGCATTTATTTCTCATCATTAACAAACTACTCACTAATTGATGTTGAGAAAGGAATTAGCGCACATACGATGGATGCTAAACATGGCTCTTTCTTTCCAAAACCTGCCGATATTGCGCGACACCTCCAAACGGGCGATATAAGCACGGAAAATAAAGCGGAGTTAGCGTGGGCGCAAGTGATACGAGAAATACGTGTGACGGGTTCGTATGGTAGCTTAAGGCTCGATGATAAACAGGCATTGGCGGCTGTAAAAGCTCTTGGCTCATGGAAACAGCTTTGCGCGTCAACTGTTGACGAAATGACATGGAAGAAAAAAGAGTTTATGTCGATGTATGAAACTTATGAAAAAACACCTCTTGATATGTTGCCTAGCTCGTTACCGGGTCGAATAGCATTAGTTGAGCACAAAAAAGAACAAGCGGAATCAATGACCAGATTAATTGATGGTGTAGAAAGTTACCGTAATAATTTAATTAACAAAGGGGTGAATAAGAATGAGTGAATCAAAAAGAATATTGAAATGTTTAAAAGCTTCAGACGTAATGCATTTTAAAGATAATTTTATTGAGGGCAAAAGTTATGAAGTTGTCGACGGTGGCGGCGGTACTCCTTGTGTAAAGTCGGAGAAAGGTACTTTTTACCCTGTTCACGCGTCGCTGGATGAGTTGATAGATGTAGATCTTAGCTTTGAGTTCAAGCCGCTATTTATTTAAACAACTAGAGGATAAATAACATGAGACAATCAAACATAACTGAATTTACAGATGAAACTATAATCGAGGTTGACGACGCTGAGACAGGTGAAACCATCGGATATAGTTTTGATAATTGGGATGAGGCTGTAGAGGCTTTTATCGATATAATTAAGGATAAATAACATGAGCGATACAAAATTTACAAAAGGTAGTTGGTATGTTCATACGATGTACCCAGCAGTGGTAATAATCCCAGGAGGCGGATTTGATATTGTCGGCATCCCTAACGCAAAAGCTAACGCACATTTAATAGCTTCTGCACCTGATATGTATAAATTACTAGATAGCATCGCTGAGTTAATGAACTCTGATGACCAGACGATTGCTGATGAAATGGTTCAGAAGTTTGACGATATTGAATTACTACTTAAAAAAGCAAGGGGCGAATAATGAGGCTGAATTTTAAAATACCAATCTACGACCACAGCATATCTTTTTTTACATCAAAGGATGAGTTGCTGAAGTATAAGGATATAGAAACTAAACATGATTTCGTTTGCTTCTTTGGGAGTGAAAATAATAATCTAGCTATTCTTGTTAGCGACCTTTGGGGTAGTTATACGGAAGTTAATTTTATGAGGTGCCTTTCGCACGAATGCAATCATGCGGCAATGACTATATTAGATTCCGTTGGCGTTACTTTCGATGGTGACAATCAAGAGGCGCTTTGCTATCTGCAAGACTTTATATTTTCTAAAATATTGAGCGCGTTATGCAAGGAAGTCAGAAAAGAAAAGGCAATAATAGAGGCGAATAATGAAAACTAAATTTTATAAATACGAATGTTCAGACTGTAAAATCTCAACAGTGGAAACAAACAACAATCACGGGTATATCTGGTTTAGAACTAGGTGCACAGCATGCCGGTGTAATTCATTTATTTTAACGGGAGAGCGATAACATGAGAGTAATTAAATTTCGAGCTTGGAATAAATCTAGCCCGCACCCTCATATGATTGATATAGAGTCTGTTATGTATGATGAAAAAAACAGTGTATCTATATGCGGATATCCTTTAGATAGGGATAATGGAGGGTTTACCCATCTTGAAGGTGATAAGTTCGATTTAATGCAATTCACAGGCTTAACCGATAAAAACGGTGTAGATATTTATGAGGGGGATATTATGCTAAAGGTTATGGTTGATGACTCTATTCATCGTTGCGTAATCCGGTATAGCGACAAGTACGCCAAATTTGTGTTTTGCCCTATAATGGAGAAGTGGGATTTTGACATGGATGCTGTGGATAACCCTTACGAACGCCAATCTTACGAGGTTATCGGAAATATTCACGAAAACCCCGAGTTAATGGAGAGTAAAAATGTTCAATAAAAAAATGTACATGGTGTGGTTAATGATAGCGTTCATTGGCTTGATTATTTTTCAGGGTTGTCAATAAGGGGGTAGGTTATGAATAAAGCATTCAAGAAACCAAAGCCGCATTACACTGTAAAAAAGATGGCGTTACTAAATACGATTAAAAGCCTGTACGGTTGCGCTACGTGTAAAGATAATAGGGCGCATTGCTATTGTCTGGCGGCGTAAATAACACACATAAAAAAAGGGGTAGGTTATGAAGGACGATATAAAAGAAGCGGTAATCAAAATATTGGAAATACTTTCAACAGCAGAGCCAGTTAGAGATGCTATCAATGTTGAGGGGTCACTAGTTCAATGTCAATACATCATAGGTACGGTTGAGGTTAAACAATGTAAGGAGTTGCTTGCGCGAATCGACCCAGGTAATCAGCAATTAAGATATTAAATAACACGCATAAAAAGCCACTACCACAGTGGTTTTTTACACATTAAATAGGTGTGATTTTTTCGCAAATAATCAGTAGGCTGTTTTGGTGTTGGTAAGTGATTGATTTAACTAAAAATTTTATAGTGTAATTGGTCGTAAATTTTCGGTGTATATCGCCTGTGATTTTTTCGCATAAAAAAAGCCACTACAATCGCAGTGGCTTTTTAATATGAGTTAGTAGTTATGCGGCATCACTGAAACCAAATCATAACGCCATGTATAATGCCTATCGGAAAAAATAAAGCGCCGGCAATTAAAAATCCCCAGACGGCAGATGATAAGCAAAATATTATATGCGTAAACCATGCCGCGATTAAGCCGATTACAAAAATAACGCTAAAAGTATCACTCATTATTCCTCTCCTATTGATATGCAGGACAATTTAACACCTAATGTTAAGGCGATAATTCCTGCATCATTTAAATAAGCTTGAGGCTCACCATTAAGAACCGCCAAAGTTCGTTTGTACGAAACGCCAGACACCTCTGAAACCTCTTTCGCATACTTGATACTCTTTTCTACCATTGCTAATTTTAATTGTTTTTGAATGCTCATTTATGTTACGCCTTGTTGTTATGCTGATTAGATAACCCTCATTATAAATAGATTTCCGAAATAAGCAATTAAAAGTTGACTATCAATTTGCCTGTGCTAATATTATCCCAAGTCGAGAAATTAAAGGGTTTATAAAATGACACCACAGCATAAGCACACAATGAAGTGTATGAATTATTCATCAATACAAACTTTAAATAGGTTGATTGCTGAAATTGATAGAGAAGATTATCAAACAGCTTCTCAGATTAAAGGATCAATAAATAGCTTTTTAGAAGAGCTACATAAAACGAGTAAGGAGAAAGGTTATTATCAAATTTAAAATGATTCCTCCTAATTATCAAAAGGTGTGTAAAACAACTGATGATTATTTTAGTTTAATAAAATATTGCTGGGAGTGCATAGGGCATTTAAGCAAGGAGGCTTTAGGGATGAATTTTTATAATTCAGATGTTCAATATGATATGAATTTTTATAAAAAATCACTACAGGCTCACCATACAAGAATAAATGAATGTTACGCGCATTTAAAATCAATAGGTAATAACGTTGATGTTTCACATGTTAATAGCGTTTACACGGCACCAAAAAACGATAAAGGGAGAAGGTAATGGATAGCGAAACAATCACTATAATCATAAAGGGTGTGCCTCATTATTTTAACGGTGACGAGTTAACATCACCAATACATTATGCTCAAGCATTTTTACAAAAAGAACTTGAAAAGGAGATGAAATTCTAATGGGTATTCCAGTATTGATATTAGGTGAAAGCGGGTGTGGCAAGTCTACAAGTATGCGTAACCTTAACCCTGATGATTGCGTTGTGGTTCAGCCGATAAGCAAGCGGTTACCGTTCAGGAATAAATTTAAAGCGATGACTAAGGGAGGGGGTCAGATAAAAGCTACTGATAACGCTGAAATGATAAACAAGTTAATTACTGGAGCGGCTAAAGCTGGCAAGAAGGTGTTTATCATCGATGATTTTCAGTATGTAATGGCTAACGAATTCATGCGCAGAAGCAAGGAGAAGTCATTTGATAAGTTTAATGATATAGGGTTTAACGCTTGGTCTATTATCAATCATGCGCAATCTGTTGCCGGTGATATGCGTATTTATTTTATGTCTCATGTTGAAAGTGATATGTCAGGTAAAACGAAAATAAAAACAATCGGTAAGATGCTCGACGAAAAAATAACAATAGAGGGGATGTTTACAATAGTTTTGGGGGCGCAAGTTTCTGATAGCAAATATACTTTCTCTACACAGAATAACGGTAGCAATACAGTTAAAAGCCCGATGGGTATGTTTGAAGAAATGAATATAGATAATGACTTAAATATGATCGACAACACAATAATCGAATACTACAGCCTGGAGCAAACAAATGAACAAGTTTAACTACAACGAGCAATTAGCAACACAAATCGGTGCAGGTCAATATGTTACAAAGTCTGGCGGTTACGATCTTAAAATAGTTCGTGCTGAATTCACGAAAAGCCCAAACAATAGCGCTGAGTTTTTAGAGTTAGATTTTGAAACTCGCGAAGGTTTAAAGCTAAATTACGTGTCGATTAATTTTGTTGATGGTAAAGGTCAAGAAAACGCCTTTGGTATGAAGATGATTAACGCAATCATGGGTTGTGCAGGCGTTCAAAATCTAACACAAGGCAATAATGGTAATTGCCCTGAATTATTCAACAAAGGTATTAAGGGGGTTGTTCAGCGAGTAGATTACACTAAACAGTCAGGCCCTAAAGCGGGCGAGGATGGGTATAAGTTTGAGTTTAAATTACCTGCAAATATTGGTACGGGGCGAACAGTAAAAGAAACCTCAACACAATCAGAGGCAACAGCTTTTGCTCAATATGCTGGCTCAGTTGAAGATAAAGACACAAGAACATCGCCACAAGCCAGTCAGCAGGGTGGTGGTTTTACTTCACAACTTAATCAACAGGGCGGTGCTGGCCAGCAAGAACCATCAGTTGACTTTGATGATGATATACCTTTCTAGATCACGTTTAGGGGCGGTTAACCTTTTACAATGACAGGTTGCGTAGTAATTACAACGGTCTAGGGTATGTCGGCGACACTGATGACGGTGACATATCCTAGAGCTAAACGGGCGCTAACACCGCCTTTAATTGAAACCAACGAGCTAGCAGCGCTCCTTTTGAGCGTATTGTTAGGTTCGCACAAGCACAAAAGGTAGAAACAATGAATGATTATTTATGGGAAACTGAAGAAGAATTAGCAACAAATGAATTAACGATGCATGATTGGTTGGATTACCATATTGATGATACCTGGGATATTATTTTTCATGACGGCACTTATGCAGAAATAAAGACCGATGATGATTTAGTTTATGAAGTTCATGCAAGTGGTAACGGCGACTTTAGAAGTCACAAGGTTGAATTTAAGCTGATGCATGGCGATGCAACCTAACCTTTGCATTAAAGGGTAAAAACGAAACACACACAAATATTAATTATTAACACAAATTTAACAACGACAGCAGACTGTTTTTATCCCGTTTGAATGCGTTGTCATGTTACCACCACTGAAATTAATTAAGGATATAAAATGGAACAATGTACATATGAGCACTGCTCAAACCCTGCGGAATTTATTGACGAAATGGACGACAAGGTTTGTCGTGAGTGCATGGAAAGAGAAATAAACGAGAGCGGTGCGTCACCTGAAGATTTCGAGCAGTTTTGCTTAGTAACATAACCTTTATTATTAACGAGCCGCAGCTTTTCGCGGTCACGTTGAATTAGTTGTTTAGGCGGTAACTATTGGAGGATTACAAATGTTTTTTAAATTACTAGTATGGTTAGGTAAGAAGTTTGAGATTGAAGGTGCGCCACTTTGTAGGGTATGGAATGATAAACACTCCGAACATTACACACTAAATAATGACGGCTGGATCATTATTAGCGCACCAAGAAGTAAGTCGCATGACATGGTACATATTAGTTGCGCTAGTTCGACATTGCACAAAAAGTTTGAAGCGGCTTTAACCGCCTAACCTTTATTATTCAGAGGAAAAGCGCGTACTTTGCTTTTTCCTTTGTAATTAGTTGTTATATTTTGCCGCAAACACAGGAGTAGAAACGAATGAAGAACAAGAAAGCAAAACAAATGATTGAGAGTTTAACAGGGGCGAATTTCGGTAAAGTGCCTGTTGTTTCGTATTGGCATGGGTACAGACAGGCTAAATTAGTTTATTGCTTGGCAAAGAATAACAAGCCATATCCAAAGGCAATATAACGCCTCATTAAGAGGCAAAAATACGTTTGCTAAAATGGTTGAGGGACGAAAACAGCAAACGTATTTTTGTCCTTTTGAATGACTTGTTATACGTATTTACCAGTGACTTTTAAAAGAAGGAATTACAAAATCATGTTTGTCATCAACTTTTGCGTTAAGCACTTCAATTTGGGTGTTAAGTTTACCAACAACATCTTCGTGTTCTTTTTGGATGCTAGAGACGGATTTATTGGTATTATCTTGGATAGCTTTAAGTTCAGACTTGATGCTATTAAGGTTTTCGTCTATGTCCTTAATCGTTCTGGATCTAGACTCGGCTTCGAGGTGAGACTTGAACCAACCCCTTGCAAGAAACCAATTAACACTAAAGGAAGCGCCTATAATCCAGTGGTAAGGGTTGCCGATAAAGTCGAAAATTGCTTTCTCCATGATGATTACACACTCCATTGATTATACGTATAACCTTTTATATTAGCCGGCAGTTTACTGTCCGTGCTGAATTTGTTGTTATGTTACGCCTTGGAGGAGTGATTATGAAAAGAAGAAAGCTAGATTACAGGGCAAGCGCCTATAGCGACGCGGCAGATATGTTGTATTCGATGGCGGCAGATTGCGGAGTAGAAGAAAAAATGAAAGAGTATGAGTTTATAGCTAAAAAATTAGATGGTGAAGCTAACAAGCTATATAAAACGAAAGCAACATAACCGATATTATTCAGAGGAAACGGCTTCATGTTTTCCTTTGGAATTGGTTGTTAGCAGTTGAATTGCTAGCGACACACTAACGGAGATAAATAATGCACATTGAATTGAATGACGATGAATTAAACAGGTTAGCTAGAAAGTTTGAAGGGAGCGCGTATCATCAAGGTTATGCGCTGCATAGAAATAACAATAGAGAGAAACGTTTTGATTCAGAGTTAACCCAAGCAGCGTTCACTGGATATATATTAGCTACGAAGGGTAGGAGCTTTATATATGCAAACGGTGGGGAATAATTCCTGCTAACCTTTGCGTTAAGCGGCTACGATATTAAAGGAGAAAACCATGAGTACAGATTACAAAGCAATGCTAGAGAGTACGAGTAACCACCAGCCAACTGTTAGTAGTCCGACTTGCACGGCGTTGTTATGTTGCCCCTTCTGCGGGGGAGCTCCACACAAAAGGGTTATACACGATGTTGTTTACGCAAAATGTATTAATACTGACTGTCATCTTGGTAGAGTAAGAGGGTATTTATTCACTAAAACAAAATGGAATACTAGGGCATCATAACCTAGAGCTAAACGGGCGCCAACACCAAGCGCTAATTGAAGCATGCAGAGGTAATAATTATGTTTATAGAAAAACCGTCATGTAAAAACTCGCTATCTTCTAGGAAGTTAGTTTTTGGGGTTGGTGTTAATGACTCTTGGTATACGACAAAGTATAAGGATGATGGTGCGTGGGTTAGGTGTCCGTTTTACAAGGTATGGTACCATATGCTACAGAGGTGCTATGACGAAAAGTTTCATGAAAAAAACCCTACTTACGCCACCTGCTCTGTTGATGTTGAATGGCATTTGTTTTCAGAGTTTAGGTCTTGGATGGTTGAGCAGAACTGGCAAGGTAATCAGCTGGATAAGGATTTGCTTGTGCAGGGAAATAAAGTGTACTCAAAGGTTAGCTGTGTATTTATTAGTCGTGAACTTAATGGCGGATTGATAACTTCATCATCCAGAGGGGGTAGGCTTAAGTTAGGTGTAAAAGCGGTAAAAGGGAGCAGTAAATACGAGGCCGCGTGCTGTACCGGTGGAAAGCAAGTGCATATTGGCACGTACAGCACAGAGGGTGGTGCACATGAAGCATATAAGAAATTTAAGATGTCTGTGCTTATTGGGTATGCAAAAGGGATGAGTCAAAAGATAAGAGAGGCGGTGCTTAGGATTGAGATACCAGAATACTAATCACGAATTTTACGGGGAAAGGCGGCAAATGATAATTGAATATATATACCAAGAAGTATTGGTCGGCCTTTTCGTGATGACGGTTATAGCTGTCGCTGTATTATTCAGCATTAGCACATGGGCGTTTTAATGAGATACCTATTAATATTATTACTAGCGGGTTGCCAAGCAACTCCACCTGATTTAGTTGGTAATTGGTCGGGTAAAGTTGGACCATTCAAGGCGAGTTTTACATTAAATCCTGACGGTAATGGAACTTTCTGCTACTCAGGACGAAAGAAGAATAAAACGGAATGGATAAAATACAGTAACGGTATAATTTACACTGAGAGAAATACTGAAATTGTTATCGAAAGTTTAAGTGGTAATATTTTGACAGTGGAGGTTGATAATTATGGTAGTAAAGAGTATGTATTTTATCGGGATAAGCATTTAAAAAAGGCGAGTTGGTTTTGTTGGAAAAAATTAAGTGTCAAATAGTGGTAATTTGTGGGTAAGCCGTTAACATTTAAGTTGGCGGCTTTTTGCGTTATAATGGTAAAAATCTTTTACACGACACCCGAATGAGCAAACGAAAATTAAAATCCGAGCCTAAATTAGTGCAGTGTTTATCATGCAAAAAGAAGAGGCCGCCAGTTATTACAGGTGCGGCCTTTTTGATTTATGTGCGAAAGGGGTTTTACGACCATAAAGTCGGGACTGTCGAGGTTGACAAAAGTTTGATGGGTGTTTGTGAGTCTTGTATAGATGATAAAACAGAGTTTCAGCGGGATAAAAAAAGAAGATTCCCTGTAGACCCTGATAATAAACACTTAGTTTACAGGTCAGTGTAATAACGTATAATTGTAAATGGTGGTTAACGATGTGAATCAGGGGCCTCTAAATGAAATTAAATAGAGGTAATGAAAATGAGCAATTTAAGCTTGTGGGTAGTAAATAAAAAGCGCTTTGAGTTTGTTGTTGATACGATTGAGGGTGTTACTCTAAATCTTATCGCGTTAACTGATGATTTAACTCAGTCAGTTAAGATGAATAAAAAAACTGATGATATGGTGCTAGCTTGTGCTGATTACGGCGTTTCAGATGAAGGCAATCGATTCTGTGATGACGACAAGTTAGCGGATTACTTGGGCGAGGCATGGTTGAGTCCTGAGTTTACGATTGATTGTGATCCGTCGCTGAAATTCCAAGTCGGCGAAAGGGTTGCTGAGCTTAGTGGTATCCTTGATTTTATTAAGGATCAACGCGAAACTGAAGAACTTGAGGCTCTTCAAGCAGAAGAGGATGCAAAAGACAATGAAGACAATGAAGGCGAGCTTGACGAAAGCGGAAATATAAAAATAGGAGTCCATTCAGTGCCAAGTGATACAGACTTAGGTAACATGTCAACTGAGCAGATGGCCCAACACCACAAAGATAACGCATAATAAGGTGATATAGCATGACACAAACAGTAAAGATTAATAAAGCAGTGGTAAAAGACAAATTAGGCTGGGGTCATCCTAGTGCATTTATCGCAATATGGGATGTAACTGAAGAAATAAAATCCCGATCAACATCTAGTGATGGTATCGGTGATTATGTTGAAGAGTCGCATTCTCATGTGATCGAATACGAGGGGAATTATTGGGGTGATAGGCAGATGCAGATTGATGGGTTAGATTCGCGCCCGTTGGCTCATTTTGTTGAAATTGAGCAGGAGGTTGTTTACGAGAAAAACGAATTCAACGAGAACGTGCTAGACGATGTAGGGGAAAAAGTACCAACAGGGGAGATTAAGCCCGCTTACATGGTATGGACTGATAAGTTTACTGTTGATATGAAGCACCCGCAATCAGTGCAGATAACCAGTAACCCGTCTATATCTGGCAAAGAAGAAAGAAACCGGTTGATTGAGCTTGATGTAAAAAGAAAGTTCCCAGAAACGGCGGCTAACTAATGCGCTTACTTACGGAGGTTAAGTTCATAGTAATTCATTGTGCTGATACTAAATCTAGCATGGACGTTTCTGTTTGTGATCTCCGTAAGTGGCATGTTGAAGATAGGGGATGGTCAGATATTGGCTATCACCACTTTATCAAGTTTGACGGATCAAAGCACTTATGTAGAAGCGAGAAATACCAAGGCGCGCATTGCAAAACTGTTAATGATAAATCTATCGCTATATGTATTGAAGGCGGTTATGAGGGGATTAACAACTTTACTGACAAGCAAAAGATATCATTAATGGAGTTGATAAAGTCCAAGAAAGCGATTTATAAAAACGCCGCTGTTGTTGGCCATAGTCATTTTGACGATAAAGAATGCCCTAGCTTTGATGTTGTGGAATGGTACGAGGGGAATATTGCATGGCTGAGTTAGACGAGGAAAAGAGTACTGATTTATTAATTCTTGAGCAGTTAACCAAGTTAAATGAAAAGGAAGGAAAACTGATTTCGTTAGGTGTTGAGATTCGCGATCTATCTAATGATAATCTTGGTACAAGTAAGAAAATCCTAAAACGTAAAGATGAACAAAAAGCGGGTGATATCACAGCAAGGCAACGGCAGGAGAAGCATAACAAGCTCAGTCTACGACTTCATTTGGTCAGTATATCAATAGCTAGTGCGGCCTTTTATATTAGTATTGCTGGGCTTCCTGGGTTTATATCTGTATGGGTTAAGGGGGTTTTATGAGTATAGTTGCCGGGTTAAAAATGATATTTGGCGGTGGTGGCGCTATGAAGTCAATAGAGAATATAGCCTCTGAATGGATAGAAACTGACATGGAAAGCGCCGAAGCTAAATCATTAATGGTTAAGACGCTCGACCCAAACGGCAAGATGAGGCGTGATCAGTCAAATAATGTCGGCAAGATGTATAAGTTTTACCTTATGTCAACTGCTATTATGCTTCTTATTGAGTTGGTTTATTCTGTGAATATGGGCGACACGCTAACTAAAGATAATTATGTCTTGATAGCACTAAGTAACACAACAGGTAAAATGACCGAACTGTTCTTTCCTATAACCACCTTGTACGGTTTGATAGTTTCATCTAGTTTCGGTGTTAATTACGCCAATACTAAAAATGGCAAGTAATGAATGCCGGTGATAGTGTATTTAAAGCGGGTGACTATGAAATATTCCCCGATGATATGCTATTTAATATATATTACATCAAAGGCATGAACGCAGAGTTAATGGTTGGCGGGTTTTTCTCACTCGCTGAAGCAATCGATTATTTATTACATCCAAAGGCTTTTTCACATGAAAGAATCAATAAGAAGACCAATAAAAAGAGCGATAAGAAGATCAATACGTAAAGGTGGC